AAGGAAATCACAAAATTATTCCATACAAAGGGAAAGTCAAAAGAATCTTACATGATATTCGAGATGGCATCAATAGTTCATGTAGCTATGTCGGTGCTAGCAATATTAGTGAGTATCATTCTAAAGTAGAATTTGTGGAAGTGTCAAGAGCTGGACAAATAGAAGCTAGTCCACATTTATTAAAGAACTGATATTTATAGTTGGGAGAATTTATATGGAAGTAAATCAATTAATATTGGAAAAAATACATACTGCTATATTTGAAGCTTCGGTAGATGATGCTAGGGTAGCGTTACATCTTTTAAAACAGGTACATGAAGAACAAATGGAAGAAGCTGAAGAATTAATTCAAACTGCAGAAGAAGTAATAGAAACTCCAAGAAAACCACTTCCACCTGTAGTCGAAAATATAGTTAAAGACCCAGAAGTAGTTGAAATGGTAAGTGATTATAATAAAAATACAATTAATTATACAGTAGAAAAAGGACTTGTTGATTTAGATACTATTATAGAAACACCAGAAAATGAATTGGTTGACAAGGAAGAAAAATTGAAGGATTTAAAAGAAGTTTCTGCTAAATTATTGACTACAGATAAGGGTATGGAAGTAGTTAAAGAAATTGCTGTTGAAGTAGAGAGATTAGAAAAAGAAGTTGGTAAACCTAAGACAACGAAAAAACGTAGGAGAAGACGTTAATGAAAAATGTAGAAGCGATAATGAAATACGTTCATCGTGCGTTAGAAAATAGTGATATATCAGACTTACAAGTAGCATATGAGATTATTACAGAAAATGAAAGAAGAGACGCCGAAGATATTCAACAACTTACTGAACGCCCATCAGAAATAGATGATTTTGAACAAGATATTGAATTTGCCAAAAGACAAGAAGAAAAAGAATTACAAAAAATTATTAAAAAAACAAAAACTTCCAAAACTTCTGATTTGAGTGCTGGTGGAGTTTCTTTACCAAAACCAACAAAGAGAATAAAACGGAAAAAAGGTGCTCGTGTTAATGTTGGTGCACTTCTTGCTAGTCGTGGAAGATAATATGGGGCCGAAAGGTTTCGACAGGTGTTATTTGACAATTGAGTGCAACGGAGTTTGAGTAAGACTCGCTAAAAAAGACTCACAAACCTAATTGGCGATAAATCGCTAGACGGGTTGGTAATTGATTGGCAATTCGCCAATTCTGAACGGATGTTTGACAACTATGTTGACGAACCTGTTTCGGATTATCAACCGACATACGCTTACGCGTAAGTCCTTGGGTTGTTTAACACCCGAGCATAAAATAAGTTGAACACCAACTCTTACATATGAGTATAAAGATGTACGGAACTATCCAATAAAATAGTCGGTGGTTTGTAGGTAACTTCTCGGAGGGTAGTAACCTAACTAAGTTGTGAATGACTCATTGAAAAAAACAGACTGGACGGGAGTTCGAATCTCCCCGGCTCCACAAATATGAAAGGAGTATATTGTGAATACACATAAGTGGATAGCGTCACTAATAGTAGTGACTCTAATACAAGGATTTTTCTCTGTTAACATAATGAAGAAGAATAGAGAAACATATAAAGGTTATATTGATATCTTAAAGGATGAAAATGAATACTTACATGACGAGTTAAAATATTTCTATGAACATGGTGTAGAAGTTGTTGTCACTATGTATCAACCAGTTTATCCACAAACAGATAAATCACCAGATATAACGGCAGATGGAACAAGGATACGTATTAGTAAAGCGTCAGAATACAAGTTTGTAGCTCTTTCGAGGAATTTATTGAAACGATGGGGTGGCCCATTTGACTATGGAGATTTTATTTTAATTAAAGGAACAAAGGATAAAGATGGTGTGTATAATGTTAGAGATACTATGAATTCAAAATGGGTAAATGTAGTAGATATATTAGAATCTAAACACGTACAACCATACAAGTATGAAAATGTACAAATTTATCCAATGAATTGGCCAGATACAGATAGGATAAAATTAGTATCGAATAGTTAAAATAAATTGGAATTTAGGAATATTAAAAGATATTTATTAATAAGAGGTTATAATGAAAAATCAAAACAAAAATCAAAACAACGACCCAATAGCTTGGGGAACAAGAATCGAAGGTAGACAATTAGTAGTGGAGTGTCCGTTTGGAAACCATGAACATTTACATGGGGTTTCAGAAGGTGGAAGAGTACCACATTGTGATGGTGGAAACTTTTATGTCGTAAAACATAAACCAGGATTAGAAATATGAAACAACTAAATCCAGAACAAATCCAATCTAATTGGAATAATTTACGTCAAATAATTAGTGATACATTTGACGGCGAACGTCTTGTAAATCTAAACAAGATGTATGATTACTTTGAAGATAGAATGTGTATGGCACCAGCTAGTGGTAAAGAACACTATCACAACGCTATGGTAGGTGGTTATGTAGAACACGTATTACACGTAACTAAATTTGCATTAGAGTTAAAAGAATTATGGGAGAAGAATGGTGCTACCATAGATTTTACCGATGAAGAATTAATCTTTGCAACTCTACACCATGATTTAGGTAAAGTTGGTGATTTAGACCACGATTATTATATTCTAAATGAGTCTGAGTGGCATCGTAAGAATCAAGGTAAGATTTTTGTTCATAATCCCAAGTTACAATACATGACTGTTACTGATAGAGCTATTTGGTTATTACAGCACTTTAATATACCAATGAATCAAACAGAATATCTTGGTTTAAGATTAACTGATGGTATGTATGAAGAAGCAAATAAGGGTTATTTGGTTACATATCAACCAGAATTCTCGTTACGTTCTAATATTTCTCGTATTTGTCATGCAGCCGATACTATGGCTACATTCATTGAAGGTGACCAATGGAAAAGAACTGAACAAGAACAAGAAAAGGTTGTAAATAAATCTGTTAACAATATTAAACAAGCCGTAAATGGTAAAATGGAAGAATCAGTAAAAGAAAATGGTCTTTCTAAAAAACACGAAGATTTGTTTAATGAATTATTTGGAGAAAAATAATGGTTTTTGAAATAGCTCTTGGAGCATGTAGTATTTTATTGTTATCTTCTTTGTACATAAATTGGAATTTACTAAAGAAGACAGAATTACTTGAAACTTGGATGGAAGAAACATCAGATATGGTTCAGAATACATATATTGAATTACAAAAGATAGATTCTACTGGACATTTTGAATCTGATGATGAAATTGGTTCAGTTTTTGAAGGAATAAAATTAACAATTGAAAATTTAAATGATTATGTAAATGGAGAAAACATTAATGGGTAGAAAATTAAAAAAAGGAAGTAGTCGTTATTACTTTACACAAATAACAGAAAATGCTATAATTAGATATAATAAATCGGAAGACCCGCGGTTAAGAAATAAAATTTATAATGAACATATTGCTAAAGCATTTGATAAATTATGTGAAAATATAATTCATACATTTAAATTTTATTATTTTGATGTATCAAGTGAAGATGTAAAACATGAAGTAGTATCTTTTTTAGTTATGAATATGCATAAGTTTAAAGAAGGTAAGGGAAAAGCTTTTTCTTACTTTAGTATTGTAGCTAAAAATTATTTAATTTTACACAACAATAAAAATTATAAATCATATAAACAAAAATCAGATATGTCTGTATTAGATTATGGTGGTAAAACTGGAGCTGATAAAAAAGTACAAATGGATGATTTCGTAGATGAAACTTCACTATTTTTAGAGGAAACTTTAAGATTCTGGGATATAAATTTAAATAAAGTTTTTAAACGACATCGCGATATAATGATTGTTGATGCTATTTTAGAATTATTTAGAAGGAGAATGTTTATTGAAAACTTTAATAAGAAAGCTCTTTATATTTTAATTAGAGAAATGACTGGTTCTAATACACAACATATTACACGAGTTGTTAATACTTTAAAAAAGTATCATAAACGACTTGCATATGAATATAATAATTTTGGTCAAATAAATGTTGATTATACTGGGTCAATGATAAATTCAGATATGCATTTTAATAGTGGTGAACCATATAACTTTAGTTTTTAATTATAATATAACACGCCACAAAGTAAAAAGGGGAACATAGTTCCCCTTTTTTTGTGTGACTACTTCTTATATAGTCCTACTAAAAATAGTAAGGCTAGTAATCCAGCGAATCCGCTGTTACCAAAACCATTAATGATAGCGGTCAAGTTTCCTATCACACTAACACCGAACACTCCAGACCCAAACAGTACTTCAACAATTGCTCCAACAGCAATAAAGTTTAGTAAAGTTGTAGTTAGACCTGTTATCCATTCGTTTACGGTTGCCATAATCTCTTTCATAATGTCTCTCCTTTCGACAAGTTGTTATAGAATACCTTATAAATAACTATTATATATATTGGATTTAATCATGCTATATATATGTATTAATCATGGTTGCTGTATTTTGATAAATCTAAGTTAGGTAGTGGTTTTTCTATTTTCAAATCTTTTAATTTAGAATTAGCTACTACTAATTTAGAACCACCGACTATTTTACCATCTACAATATGATAGATAAAAAATACAGTTTTCCACATACTGACTCTTACTATACGGCCTGGTGAGCCATCAACTTCAACGACATCATCTTCGTTGTAGTCGTTTCCTAAAAATATCATTAAACCATCAACGGCTTCTTGTATAGTACTTTGAAATAGAAGGGCTATAATACCCGTAAGAAATAACCAACCATACTCACCGATAAGGTTCTCTATTAATGTGTTATCCACGAGTTCATCCTTTGTTGGTTAGTTTTGTTATTAATAAATATCATATATATTAATCAATTTTCAAGAAAAAGATATTTATTATTGGGTTATAACACTATAAATCATTAAAAATAAAATAGGAAAAAATCATGTCCAAAGATTATGAAATATTTGAGGGAAAAACTCTTTCAGATTTATTTGAAGATATTTACAAGAATACAGAGACAAATCGTAAGCAGCTTGATGTATTAACACGAGAAATAGTACAATTTATCAAAGATGGTGATACTGCACTACAAATAGTTCCAATGATTAAAGAATATTTGGAAATAAATGTTAAAAATGATGACCAGCTTGTAAAATTAGCGGCAGTTATTCAAAGATTAATAGCGGCAGAGACTAAAGCTGGTAGTGAAAATGAATTTGGTTTATCTGAAAAAGAAAAAGAACAACTTATGAGTGGTTTGCATGATACTGTTGATGAAATACAAAAAGAATCAGATGAAATACAAAAACAAATAGGAATTTTAGATTAATATGGCATATCACAACCGAGAAAAGAAAAAAAGTTTACCAACATTACTTGGCGGATTAACAAGTTTTGGTTCTGTTTCTAATTTAATAAAAAATTTAAAATCTGAGGATGAATTTTATGAATTAGAAGTTGGAGAAGTATTAGATACTCTTTTAACTTACAACGATTTAAAAGAAAAAAAACCAGTTCTATCTTCGGCATCAATAAGTGGACAAGAAACTGAATTTAAAGATATAGGAATGGCCAAGATTAGATTGATAAAAAGTCAAAATGGTCTTGAAGAGAGTTCGTGTAGTTGGTATTATCCATTAGAATCAAATATAAGACAATATCCGTTAAAAGGTGAATATGTTGTTTGCGTAAATTATATTGGTATGAAATTTTATACACAAACTTTAAATTTTATTTCACATATCAATACAAATTCTGTGCCTGGATTGAGTGATGTGATTGATAAACCAGACCCAGGAATTTTTTCTAAAATGTATGCGTTGATGGACGCGGGAGAAGAACCACCAAGAGAAGAAAAAGAAGATACATTTACTATTGGAGAGTTCTTTACAAGAAATAGGTTAATTAGACAATTAAAACCATATGAAGGTGATATTACTATACAAGGTAGGTTTGGTAATACTATAAGACTTGGTAGTAATATATCAGATGATGATGATTTAGGTACAACTGGTTTACCAGAAAATGAATATGGGCCATCTCCAAGTATTAAAATTAGAGCTGGTCAATTAACAGATTATTATAGTTCAGAAGCTGGAATGGATGGACAATTTGATGAAGAAGATAGTCCTAATATAGAAACGTTTGAAGAAAAGTTTTTTGAATTAGGACATGGATTGGATGCGTATGTAGTAGAAGATATAAATGCTGATGCATCATCAATATACTTAACTACTAATGAAACTGTACCACTAAATCCTGTTACTAACACTATGGGTGCACGTGTACATCATGCTCATTTAGAATATCCACCAACGTTTGATGGTAAACAAATAATATTAAATTCAGATAAGATTGTTTTTAATACTAAACAAGGTGGATTATATAGTTATACTAACTTGAGTACTTATTTTGCTACCAATACGGCGTTTGTTGTTGACGCGGAACGTGCTATTAGTTTAAATTCTCCAGGTCTTATTGGTATGCACACAGAAGGACAAGTTCATATTAGAGGTGAAAAGGATGTTGTAATAGATACTGGAGATTCTAAACTTTATCTTGGAACTTCTCCTAAAGATGACCAAAAAGGTGAATTGGAACCAGTTGTTAAGGGTGATGCTCTTGTAGATGCTTTAAAAGAATTAACTGATATTATTATGGCATTAAAATATCCTGGTACACCTGGTATTATAGCAAAACCTAACCAAGAAATACTAAAAAAATTTAAACAAGACCTTGAAACAAATACATTTGGGTTTTTAAGTGTAAGAAATAAGACACAATAATAATGCCTTTAACAGAAAAAATACCAAAATTAAATACAGAAGAGTTTTACAATAAAGTAAAAGATTTTCATTTACAAATATCTGGACAAATAGACGGGCCTTTAAAACAAGTTGAAACAGAAAGTATGGATGAGTGGTTAATGAAACTTGCCGATGCTATGTCAAGATATATACAAGATTATATTGAAAAAGTAGAGATAGTTGGTGATACTACTGCACCAGATACTCAATTAAATCCTGGTGTTCCAGACACTTATGGAGCATTTACAATGGCACCAGGTCCTGTGGTAACCGATTCTGATAGAGGTAAGTTTGAAGGAACTTTATTACATTTAGTATTTTTACCTGGTATTACTTCTAAGTATGGAATAATAAAACAAAATTTTGGAGAGATAAAAAATCAAGGAGAATACTTTATAGAAACAAATTTACCGCCTCCAGTTGAACAACCAGAACCAATAACTCTTGATAATCCAGAGTTTGATAAACCAACGTGGGATGGATATTATGATGATATGAACACTAAGGAAAAAGAATATGACTCTGCAGTAAAGAAATGGGAGAATGGTAAAACTGATATAGTAGATAATCAAGCTAAACTGGAAGCGGCAATGGATGCTAGTCTGGTGGAGTGGAACTCTGCTATAAAAAAGTTTAATGACTATGATGCTGAGAATCCCGAAATTTTGAATATTGAAGTAGATGCTCCGTCAGAACCTGACCGAACAATGGGAAATATAACTGGTATTTATTTACAAGTTAATGATAATAGTGGAACAGAATTAGAACTTGAAAGAATTCCACTTGCTACTAAAGTTGAAATAAAAAAAGATAGTTCTACTGGGATGTATATAATAGAAGAAAAGATTCCAATGGGTGATTATATTTATTTTAAGTTAATACCAGGAGTTGTTGAAGGTTCTTTGATTGAAGCAGGGGCTATTGAGTTAAATTGGGAAGCAGATGCTGGTAGTTTAGCTCGAATTCAGTTAAAAGAAGAATTATTTGAGGTTTATAAGTTGAAACCAGATGATTCTCTTTCACATGAAGAAAATATTAGAAAAGTAGCCGAATTGACGGCGACTGCAATAGATAATTTTGTAGAAAGTGGTGATGTAATTATGCTTACAGATACACCAGATATAAGAATTGATAAAAATATACCAAGTGTTGGCCCTATTGTAACAACTGGTAAAACAACGAGCGAAGGTATTCCAATGTCTATGACTACAATGGGTATTGGTAAGGGTAAAGTAGTTGAACGAGAAACACCAAAAGAAACTTTAATTAATAATTTAACATTATATGGTAGACATTTCGGGCCTGAAGTTGGGGTAACTGGAACTATAGACCAAATTTGTTCTTACGAATCATATGGATTTGTAGATTCTATTCATAGTTATATAGTAACTTGTTTGGTACAAGGTGAACATATAATACCACTATTAGTATTTATGCCTGGTACTACAACAAGTGATACCGTATTGACACCATCGGCTACAGGTGTTACTCCAGTTCCTGGATATGTTGGAGCTACATTAATTCCTTGGCCAATTGTTCCACTATCATCAATTGGGGATGTTGGTCATGGGGTATTTGATGGAGCAGATGGTGGATATTCTGTAGATGAAGATTGGACAATTCAACTACCAGAGTTAGATGAAATGTGGAAAGAAACTGTTTTCAAAGAGATTGGAAATGTAACTACTTTACAATATGAAGTAGAAAATATAACAGCCGCGTCTGGAGTTAGAGGATAATTATGGCAGTAGAAATAGATACAAGAATTCCAACGGGGAAGGTTACTGATATGAAAGGATATCCACGTGTTAATGATGAATTAATCAAACTGGGTCAATATATTTATGAGTTGGATTTATTAAGTGGAACTGATAATGACGAGTTAATTATAGCTGGTAAAAAGATGTGGACTTTAGATGTAACAGGTGATGTATTATGTACACCAACAAAAATAGTATGTAAAGGTAATTTTACTTGTGATATAGTGGTGGATGAAGATATAGATGCTATGTTTGATAATATGGTCTGGAATGAGATACCAGATATTGTTGATGCCGAAGGGTATGAAGAAGAAATGGCAGAGTTGGCATTACAACAAGCTGTTGAAGATGATTGGTATACAATAATTCAATCTATGACAGAAGAAGAAAGAGCAGCTGCATTTGCGGGTCGGGAATGGGTACAAAGTGGTATGTATGATGGGGGATATGATGTATCGGCACATACCGATTATGATGAATATAATTCAGAGCTAAAAAATGCATTTAATATGGGTATTAATTATGAATTGGGTTAAGGTTTTAGATTAAAAAAAGGAGTTAATAATGAAGAAGAAACAATTTATTAATATTATTGAAAGAATAGTAGAAAATATAACAGCCGCGTCTGGAGTTAGAGGATAATTATGGGCGAAAAATTAAAATTAGGAAGTGTTATTGATATTAAAGGAAATCCACTTATAATGGGCGAGGTAGCTAAAATGGGTCAAGAAGTATATGAAGGTGAAGATATTATTGGAATTCAAGGTGACATGATAATTATTAGTGGAAAGAGTTTATCTATTATAGAAGAAGATGGTGATGTATCATGTACACCAACTAAACTTACAGGTAATAATGATTTTGAATGTGTAATAGAACAAGATTTGGATTTAGAGGCGATGTGGGATAATGTTGTGTGGGAAGAAATTACAGATATAGCAGATTTGGATACACAAGAAGTAGAAAATTTAACAGCAACAGCAGGAGTAAGAGGATAGTTATGGCCAAAGCTATTATAATGAAAACATCAGGTATTGTAACTGTAAATGGAAAGAATGTAAAAGCTGGAAAATTTTTAAATGATGGTGATGTTGTTAAAACTGGCCCTGAAAGTTTTACCGCTTGGATTTATACTGATGATAAAACTCAACGAAAAATGAGAGAAAATCAAACATGGACATTTACAGATATGACTAATGAAGAAATGAGAGCAGAGGCTGATGAGAAATATGGTGGAAGGGCTCCAGGCAGTCAATTAATAGCCACCGCTAAAAGAAGTAATAAAGAAGCTGAAGCTCGTGGATTTGTATTACAAGTTCCAACGGGTGTAGCTGGAGTTAAAGGTTAATAGGAGATTGTTATGAATAAAAAACGATTTATAAACATTATTGAAAAAATAGTAGAAAAGAAAGTTAAAGAAGAACTACCAAAACAATTAAAAGAGATATTTATTAAAGAGGACTTTAAAGATGAAACGGTAGATTTAAAATCTTTATCAAAAGAATTTATTCCACCAGATGATAGTGAAATTAAAGAAGAAGTCACTTATTCAAACAATGAGACTATAAATAAAATTCTTAATGAAACTAAAGGCGGAATTGTATCAAATAAATCTGGTTATGAAGAATATCCAACTATGACTGGTGATACATTTGATAGTAATCGCGTTGGTGAATTAATGGGATATGGTAAATCAGACGAAGGTAAAAGAGAAATGGGAGCAGTTGATACTATAAGAAAAGCGGGTGTTAATGTTGAAGATGTTCCTGACCATGTTCAAAATGCTTTAACAAGAGATTATAGTGAAGTAATGAAAGCTATAGATAATAAAAAAGGAAAATAGTAAATGGGTGCATTAGAAAATGATTTAAACCCAGATACTTGGATTGGATTATCATTTCCACTTGGTAGGTCTACGTCTGGATTTTTTCAACAAACACAAACAACGTTAGAACAAACGTCACATAATATAAAAAATTTATTATTGACAATGAAAGGTGAACGACCATTTTTGCCAGAGTTTGGTTCTGATTTATATTCTATTTTGTTTGACCCAATTCAAAGTGATACAACAATGAAAGTGGAAGAAGCTATTAAAGATGCTATAAAAATGTGGTTACCACACGTAGTTGTTAATAGAATTGATGTTATCGTAGATGAACAGAATCCAAATCAAATTGATGTTTCATTAGAGTTTGGTGTTACTATAGAACCAGGCGTATTTGATTCTTTACAATTAACTTTCTTTTCCAATTTTTAGGAGATTTAAATGGCTACACCGGCAAAATCAGAAAAAAAAGAAGTAAAATATCTTAGTAAAGATTTTTCAAACTTTAAAGATAGTTTAATAGATTTTTCTAAAACATACTTTCCTAACACATTTAATGATTTTAATGAGTCAGACCCAGGTATGATGTTTATTGAAATGGCAGCCTATGTTGGGGATGTATTGTCTTATTATATTGATGATAGATTCAAAGAATCTTTGTTATCTTATGCAGAAGAAATAGAAAATGTTTTTGAAATAGCTCAATCATTGGGGTATAAACCAAAGTTAGCTACACCATCTTCAACAAAAGTAGATTTATTTCAAACTGTTCCAGCTATAGGTAGTGGTGATACTATTAGACCAGATTATAGATACGCTATGAAAGTATTAAATGGTACTCAAATGAAATCAACAAGTGGTATTATATTTAGAATGCAAGAAGATATTGATTTTGCAAATTCAAGTTCTGTAGCACCACGTTCAACTACTATATATGAAACTTCTGGTACAGACCCAAGTAAATATCTTTTAAAAAAGACTGCATCTGTATATAGTGGTGATATAACAACTGAAACATTTACCTTTGGTACAGCTAAAAAATATGATAGAATTGCGTTAGCTAAACCCAATGTTACTGATATTATGTCTGTTACCGATAATGATGGTAATAATTGGTATGAAGTAGATTTTTTAGCAAAAGATATTGTATTTGATGATGTATCTAATGCAGATAGTGCAGACCCAGAGTTATCACAATATTCAGATGATGTTCCTTATTTAATTAAATTAATTAAAACACCAAGGAGATTTACAAAGTATGTAAGAACCGATGGTAGAATGGAATTACGATTTGGAGCTGGTATTTCATCGGGAGCCGACGAGGAAATCATACCAAATCCAGATAATGTAGGTTCTTCTTTACCAGAAGGTGTTTCTATGTTAGATAGAACATTTGACCCGGCTAACTTTTTAAAAACAAAAGCGTATGGATTAGCTCCAAGTAATACAATATTAACTATAAAATATGCTCATGGAGGCGGCGTGGGTCATAATGTAGCCGAGGGTTCTATTCTTGAAATAAAAGAAAAGAATATTAGTTTAACTTCTACTGGTCTTAATAGTGCTACTGTAACCCAAACAAGAAATTCACTTGGAGTTATCAATCCAAATCCAGCACGTGGTGGTAAAGGTAAAGAAAGTGTTGTAGAGATAAAACAAAACGCATTAGCTCATTTTCAAGCTCAAGGAAGGACTGTTACTAAATATGATTATATAATTAGAGCGTATTCTATGCCTGCTAAATATGGTGCTATAGCTAAAGCGTACATAGTTCCTGACGAACAATTAGAAGGAGCTCAATTCCAATTCCAAAAGGAAGCAAATGATGGTACTGGTATTTGGAGTATTGATAAAAGTCTATATGGACAAGATGACTCACCAGAAACTGGAGCTCCAAAAGTTCCTACAAGAATACCCAATCCATTAGCATTAAATATGTATTTACTTGGTTATGATAATAATAAAAATTTAGCTACTACTAATGTAGCCGTAAAGGAAAACTTAAAAAATTACCTTGGTCAGTATAGAATGGTAACTGATGCTATAAATTTAAAAGATGCGTGGATTGTTAATATAGGTGTTGATTTTAAAATTATGACTAAATCTGGATACAATAAAGAAGAAGTATTGTTAAAGTGTATTCAGAAGATTAAAGACTTTTTTGATGTTGATAGATGGGAAATTAACCAACCAATAATGGTAGCAGACATATCATATCAGATATCATTGGTTGATGGAGTAGCTCAATTAATACCATTCTCAATTGATTTAGATGGTGATGGCCCTGGTGACCCAGTACAATTACCAGTTCGTATAATAAACAAGTGGAGAACTTCAAATGGTTACTCTGGTCACATATATGATATGGGAGCGGCTTATAAAAATGGTGTAATATATCCATCATTAGACCCTTGTATTTTTGAATTAAAATACCCAGATAGTGATATAAAAGGTCAAGTAGTAGGGAGTGTAATATAATGCATTATTTTGAATTTGCTACAAAAGATACAACTTTATATGAAGGAAATGCAACATCAAGTCAGAATACTGGTCTTGATGAAATATTAGAAGTACGTAAAGATATGAATGATTCTGGTACACAAATAAATGTTTCCAGAGCTTTAATTCAGTTTGATTTAACGTACATATCAGAGTCAATTAATAGTGGATTGATACCATCTGATGCTGAATACTATTTGAATTTGTATGATGCTAATTCACAAGAATTGGGTTCAAGTGATGTGTTATATGCATATCCCGTTAGTCAATCTTGGGAAAATGGAGAGGGAAGATACCTTGATTGGCCACCAATTACCGATGGTGCGTCTTGGAGGTTTAGAACGGGCCCGACAGCGAATGACCAATGGGTTGATGGTACTAATGATACTGGTGGAACATGGTTTAATGGAACTTCTGGTGCATATACCTTAGAAGCTTCTCAATCATTTACTAATGAAGCTAGTGATGTTAGAATGGATGTAACTGGTATTGTAAACAACTGGATTAGTAGTGGGTCTTCTTATCCGAATGACGGATTTATATTGAAAAGAAGTGGTAGCGTTGGTAATTCAGATTCTACTTTAGCAGAAGGTAGTACTACTAAGTTAGGTCATTTTAGATTTTTTTCACGTGAAACTCATACTATATATCCACCAAAACTTGAGGTAGTTTGGAATGATACTGCGTGGAATACTGGTTCGTTGAGTCCATTAACTGGTAGTGACTTACATAGTTTAGAAGTGTATATGAAAGAACTTAGACCAGAGTATCAAGAGGATTCTAAAGTTAGATTTAGAGTTGTTGGTAGAGAAAGATTTCCTGCAAAAACTTGGTCGTCAACCACTACAAATCAAGTAACACCAAAATATTTACCAAGTGGTAGTTCGTATTTTGAAATAAAAGATGCGTATACAGAAGATGT